AAGGAACGGTAGAGGCAGGTATTAATGCATTAGCTGTAGTATCTTCAATAGCTGGTGTTGGTTGGGGTGTTGTAGGTTGGGGTCAACAAGGTTGGAATGCTTCAGAAGAAGACATTGCAATGACCATTAATCAAGGAGAAGTAGATCCTTCTCCTGATGCTACAGTTACAGGTATTGGAATGACTTGTGATTTAGCAATTGGAACTGTAATTATTGGAACTGCTGATGTTAATGTTACAGGAATAGATTTAACTATTGCTCTAGGAACTGCATCAGGAGAAGCAATTACACTTGTAGATGTTACAGGGATAGCACTAACTTCAGATTTAGGCACTGTTTTTGCTGGTGGAAATACTGAGGTGAATGTTACAGGAAATATATTGACTCTAACTCAAAATAGCGCTAGTGTTCAAAGTTGGACCAAAATTAACACCGGAACTGTTGTCACTTGGACGGAGATTGACACTGCCGCATAAATTTAATAAAACAAACGAATAAGGAATTAATATGGCATCAAGTTATTCAACAGACCTGAAACTAGAGATTCAAGTTACAGGTGAAAACGCCGGTACATGGGGTGATATTACCAATACAAACTTAACAATTTTACAACAAGCAATTGCTGGTTATGAATCAGTTGCATTAAATGCAACAACAGGAGTTACATTAACATATACTAATGGTGCTCTTTCAAATGGTAAAAATGCAGTATTAGAACTTACAGGAACTATTACAGGAAACGTAGATGTTACTATTCCTTCAGATGCAACGGGACCAGATGAAAAAGTTTACGTAATTAAAAATAGTACATCAGGTGCTTTTACTGTAACAGTAAAAGTTGCAGGTCAAACAGGAGTTACTTTCTCTGCAACAGATAAAGGAACAAAACTTTTATATTTAAATGGAACTGATGTTGTAGATTCTAACATTGGAAAATTATCAAATGATGCTGCTCCACAATTAGCTGCAAATTTAGACACTAATGAAAAAAATATTTTAATTGATAATGGAAATTTTATTGGTGATCAAAATGGTAATGAGCAAATTAAATTTGCAACTACAGCATCAGCAGTAAACGAAATATCTGTTACAAACGCAGCAACTGGAAATGCTCCAGTAATTTCTGCAACAGGTGGTGATACCAATGTTGGTTTAACTCTAACACCAAAAGGAACTGGAAGAATTACAAATAATGGTGAAACTAAAATATTTGGTGTATTTGAAGGTGTTACAATTTCCACAACTTATATTACAACATTTACCTATGATGTACTTACACAAGCTGTATATTTTCAAAATGTTAATTTAGGTTCTAACTTTACAGTTAATTTAAGAGGTGATTCATCTAATGCATTAAATGCAGTTTTAAGTACAGGTGAATCTGTAACTGTTGCATTAATTACAAAACAGGACAACACAACATTTTATAATAACGTAGTGCAGGTTGATGGAACAACAACAAACGTTACAGTTGTTTATCAAGGTGGATCTGCTCCAACAACTGGTAATGCTTCATCTAATGATGTTTATACTTACACAGCTATTAAAACAGCAGCATCAACATACACAGTTTTAGCAAGTCAAACACAATTTAAATAAAAAAGGAGACCAGAAAGTTATGCCTATCTTATCTTCAAGAGGTGCGGGTTCGGCAAAAGGGTTTGGGTTAACGGCTGGGGAGAAACTTGTTGACGTAGATTATTTAGTAGTAGCAGGAGGTGGAGGTGGTGGAGTTACAACAGGAGCTGGTGGAGGAGCAGGAGGATATCGTACTTCATTTCCAGGAGGAACAAAAATTACGTTAACACCAGGACCAACTTCAATAACAATTGGTGGGGGAGGTGCTGGTAGTGGTCCTTATCCAAGCCCTCCTGACGCAGCAAGTCCAGGAAATCCTTCAATATTTTCAACAATAACATCTGCAGGTGGGGGAAGAGGTGGTGGTGCAGGATGTGGAAATGTAAGTGAATCTGGAGGATCAGGAGGAGGAACTGCATCTGGTTCTCAACCATCTACACCAGGTGCTGCTGGTAATACACCACCAGTAAGTCCACCACAAGGAAATCCTGGAGGAGCTTCAGGAGCAGGAGGACCAACTAATACTGGAGGAGGAGGTGGTGGAGCAGGAGCTTCAGGAGGAGATGCAACTCCAACTTCTGGTGGAGTCGGAGGAGCAGGATTAGCAAATAGTATTACAGGTTGTTCAGTCACAAGAGGAGGTGGTGGAGGTGGAGGTTATAACGCTGGAGCAGGTGCAGCTGGAGGAGCAGGCGGAGGCGGAGGTGGGCCAGGGAATCCACCAAAAAATGGAGCAGTTAACACTGGAGGAGGTGGTGGAGCAGGTGGACAGCCACCATTCGATGGAGCTCCAGGTGGATCTGGAATTGTTATCATTAGAGTTCCATCAACGTGTAGTCCTAGGGTTTCAGTGAGCCCTCCAACAAATACAAAAACAACAAGTCCTGCGCCCGATGGATCTGCTGGCATTTGTACTTTTACAGTAACAGGGACTTTAACGGTAACATAATGGCTCATTTTGCTGAAATAGATTCTAACAATAAAGTTTTAAGAGTAGTAGTTGCTTGTAATCAAGATATAGCTAACAACGGTGGTGAGTTATCAGAACAAGCCTCAAATCACTTTGCAACAGTTTGTCCTCTTTCTATTAATGGAGTAAAATGGGTACAAACCTCCTATAACAATAATTTTAGAAAACAATATGCAGGTATTAACTATACCTATGATTCAATTAAAGATAAATTTATATCTTCACAACCTTATTCTTCATGGGCTCTCGATGCTAGTGACGATTGGCAAGCACCTGTGCCTCAACCTTCTCTTACAGAAGAACAAAAATTAGAGGGTAAATTTTACAGCTGGAATGAAGAGAATTTAAGCTGGGATTTAAAACCATAGACAATAGCATTTAAAATAGATATATATCCTTATACAGAGGAAGTATGAATCTATTTAATCATTATTACTATTTTACAAGTGTTCTGACACCAAGATTCTGTGACGAGTTACTTAATTATGGTAAACGTCATCAAGAACAAATAGCTCTTACAGGTGGAGTTGAGAGAGGTAGAGATTTAAAAAAAGAACCATTATCACAAAAAGAACTTAAAGATTTAAAGAAGAAACGAGATTCAAATATTACATGGTTAAATGATAGATGGATCTATAATGAAATACAACCTTATGTTCATAGAGCCAATAAAGAAGCAGGTTGGAATTTCGATTGGGACTGGTCTGAATCTTGTCAATTTACAAAATATGCACCAGGCCAATACTATGGCTGGCACTGCGATTCTTGGGAAATACCTTATAATCATCCAGAAGATCCAAATACCAATGGCAAAATAAGAAAATTATCTGTGACGTGTACTTTATCTGATCCATCAGAATATCAAGGCGGTGAACTAGAATTTAATTTTAATAATCCAGAAAAAGGAAATAAACATAACATTCGAAAATGCACAGAAATATTACCACGAGGATCATTAGTCGTGTTTCCTAGTTTCGTGTGGCATAGAGTTTGCCCCGTGAAAAAAGGAGTTAGATACTCGCTTGTAATTTGGAACCTAGGATACCCTTATAGATAAATTATGAATTTAGATTTCACAGGTTATTTTATTTCACCAGTCTATTCTACCGTGATTCCTGAATGGGTTAAACCTTTAATCAAAGCAACTGATCCTTTTATTAAAGAAGCTAAAGATAATAATAAAATAAATATTAAAACAAGAAGCAAGAATCTTAAAAAAAATATTGGTGATCTTGGTATGTCTCACCACTCAAGATCGCTTATAAATGTACCTGAGTTTAAAGAACTTCAAGACTTTGTAGGTAAATCTTCTTTTAATGTTTTAGATCACATGGGTTATAATTTAAATGATTATGAAATCTATTGGACTGAAATGTGGGTGCAAGAGTTTGGAAAAAATGGTGGCGGTCATCATGAAGGTCATATCCATTACGATAATCATATATCAGGATTCTATTTTTTAAAATGCTCCGATAAAACTTCCTATCCAGTCTTCCATGATCCTCGACTTGGAAAATGTGTGACTCAACTTCCTTTAAAAAATGAATCGGAAATAACGTTTGGATCTCAATTTATAAATTATAAACCTCAACCAGGAACCTTAATTCTATTTCCTGCATTCTTAGAACATCAGTTTGCTGTGGATTTAGGAATAGAACCTTTTAGATTTATTCATTTTAATTTACAGGCGGTTAGAAAAATGATACTTGATGTGGTTAGAAAATGAGTTTTAAAAAGAAGAAATACATAGTTATAGAAAAAGCTATCTCTGAAGAAATGGCTGATTTTATTTATAAATATTTCTTATTAAAAAGAAGAGTTGCTCAAACTTTATTTGACACTCGTTTCATATCAACTTTTACTGAATACTTTGGTGTTTGGACTGATCAACAAGTGCCTAATACCTATTCTCACTATGGAGATATAGCTATGGAAACTTTACTTGTTAAAGTTTACCCTGTAATGCAAAAGTTAACGGGATTAAAATTAACTCCTAATTATTCTTATGCTCGTATCTATAAAAAAGGAGATATCTTAAAACGTCATAAGGATAGATTTAGCTGCGAAATATCTACGACCTTAAATTTAGGAGGTGATCCTTGGCCAATCTATCTAGATCCAACAGGTGCAGATAATGTAATTAATGAGGCACAGAATTTAGTAAAACCTAACGCACCTAAAGGTATCAAAGTTGATTTAAAACCTGGTGATATGTTGGTTTATAGAGGAAATTTGTTAGAACATTGGAGAGATGCCTTTCAAGGTGAAAACTGTGGTCAGGTGTTTTTGCATTATAATAATGAGGCAACGGAGGGATCAAAGGAAAATCTATTTGATAGAAGACCGCATTTAGGTTTACCTGCTTGGTTTAAAAAATGAGTTTAGAAGATAAAATAAAAGAACTAGAATCTAATCTTCAGATGGAAAAGATGGTTAAAAAATCTGAGGTAGAAATAAATAAAGAACTATTAGAGCGAATTGAAAAACATCAACTGCATATAGAAACATTAATTAAAATTAACGAGGAATATTCAACTTTAATTGGTAAATTAAGGGCTAGACTTAAAAAATTGATTGTAAGTTAATTGATCTATTATAAACCAGCCAGTTGCTATATATTTTTCCTCATTTTTAGATATGACTCCCTTATGTAAATGAGTGAATTCAGCTGGCCATATAACTAAATTTCCCTTTATAGCTTCTAAAATAGTATTTTGATATTTAAATTCTGTTCCACCATTTTTTACAGTGTTTAAATACAACATATAAACTAATCTTCTGTGTGACGTAATAAAACTACCATTTTCGTGATGAAAAATTTTAAATCCACCATTTTTTGGATAATACTGTATTAAATTTGTTGTATCTGTAACTACAGGAAATTTAATATCAAATTCTGTTAAATATTTAACAACACATTCACTTAAAATTTTAAAAAAATTTAATATAGTTTCATTTGTAGAATGATTATAAAAACGTACATCTATAGAATCTTTATAGTCTTTATTTACTCCATGGTCTGTTTCGCCTAGTTTTTTGTATTCTGTATTTAATTTATGATATTTTATTAAATTGTCACATAATTTTTTATCAACTTTATATATTCTTATAAAATTTTCCATTTATTTTTTAAAGTTAACTGATACAGAAATTTTTTATATTTGTTACATCTTTCTTAAAACTTCACCCATCCCTCATATTCTTTCCAAGTGTATTTTTGTCCATCTTCTGGATAAGGTATTGGAGCTTTCCAATCATCATTGTTGTCTAAACTCCAAGATGGATAGGGTTGTGGTGCTATGAATTTATCTTTTATTAAATCGTAGGTATCACCTGTCGCAGCATATTTTTTTCTAAAGTTACTATTGTAAGATGTTTGTACCCATTTTATTCCGTTAATAGATAACGGACAAACTGTTGCAAAATGATTTGCGGCTTCAATTGATAGTTCTCCTCCATTATTGGCTATATCTTGATTGCAAGCAACCACCACTCGTAGAACTTTATTATCTTTGTTTAATTCTGCAAAATGAGCCATATCTATATTATGTTAACCTTGTCGTATAGTTCCGCTAACTGTAAACACTGCAACCTTACATCCACCTGGAGTAGTTGCCGTTGTATTAGTTGGAGGACTTACTGAAAAAGAAGCTTCAGATGGTGCTCTAATAATAATTATTCCCGAACCACCATTTCCGCCACTTTGAGGACCACTTCCTGGACCTCCTCCTCCGCCTCCTCCTGTATTATTAGTACCATTTTGCACATCAGAACCTGATGACCCTCCATCTCCACCACCTCCTGTTCCTCCAGTTCCTCTTAAAGGATAACTACCAAGTGGTGTTGCACCACCGCCTCCTCCACCTCCAGCGTAATATCTACCTGGTGCTGGTCCTGGTGTGCCAACTGTTGGGCTATCATAAATTACATTAGGAGAACCTGTTCCACCTGGTCCTGAAGTTCCACCGCCTCCTGATCCAGCACTAGCTGTACCTGCACCTCCTGCTCCTCCACCACCTCCTGATGCTCCGTTTGGACCACCTGTTCCTGCTCCACCATTATTTCCTTGAGAAGGACTTGTTGGAGGAGAGTTACCTGTTCCTGCAGTTGATGGTGCTTGTTCTCCAGATCCACCTCCTCCTGATCCACCTGGGCCACCACTTAATGTATCCCCTCCACCTTTTCCACCAGCTGTTGATGTAATTGTATCAAATATTGAAGGATTACCATCTGAAGCTTGAGTTGGTGTGCCAGGATTTAGTCCTGCTGCTCCACCTCCACCAACTGTTATTGGTGTAGGTTCTCCTCCTGTTAATGTAATTTTTGTTCCACCTGGAAATGATGTTCTATATCCACCAGCTCCACCTCCACCTCCATAATTTATTCCACCTCCACCTCCACCTGCTACCACTAAATAATCCACATCTATCGGAGTTGCACCACCACCAGTTAACCCAAACCCTTTTGCCGAACCCGCACCTCTTGAAGATAAGATAGTGAATTAAATTTTAATTTAATTCAAGATCGCATATTAATATGTTACAAGATTACATGAACATTAAATTCGTAAGCGAATGCCTTACAAATGTTACATGGCACAAAAGTAATAGTTATCAAGTAGAGGGATTATTACAACAATCTAATCAATACTATAAATTTGACATTCGTTATTTAAGCGACTTTCCTCAAGATAAGAAAGGTAAACTTATAAACTATAAAAGCGAAGCAGATAAAGTTTTATTTGAGGATGATAAAAATTGGATTTTAGTAGACACTAAAGAGCTAATACAATATATGAAAAATCATAGTTTAAAAGAAGTAAAACTAGAAGAATTGCTATCTACAATAGATTGGAATATAATACTTCCCAAAAAATATGCCATTACAAAAGATTCAATTTAAGCCAGGTTTTAATAAACAACAAACTGCAACCGGAGCCGAAGGGCAATGGATTGATGGTGATAATATAAGATTTAGATATGGAGAACCTGAAAAAATAGGTGGTTGGCAAGAATTAGTTAATAAAACTCTTGCAGGACCAGCTCGTGATCAACTTACATGGACCGCATTAGATGGTAAAAAATATGCAGCTATTGGCACTTCTAAACTATTAGTTATTTATTATCAGAGTCAATTCTTTGATATTACACCTCTTGGCACAGCTTTAACTTCTTGTACATTTAATACCACCAATGCCTCAACAACAGTAACTGTTAATAAGGCAGGTCATGGTTTAGAGGTTGGTGACTATATTACGTTTTCAAGTGTTACTGCTCCT